ACGACTTTTAAGTATCTTCCGTCTTTTCTCTTTTTCATTTTAATACACTCCTTTTAAAATTAGGTATTGCAAAAACAGAGTGTATATGATACAATAATTTTGCGAATATGTGTTTCAATACACTCTTATCCTCCGACTGTTGGTAGCGGTCGGGGGAATTTTTTTATAATAAGAATTAAATATTAAGGAATAATTAGTGTATTCCAAGTTCTTTCATTGCTTCATCGGATGAAACGAATGTTTTACATTCGGGATTAGTTTCGATTTCGTTTAACATATCAAGGTCGGTTTTATCCGGTTCAATTTCCTCAATATCAGACCAAGAGGAAAAATTATCAATAATAATCTTCCATAATGAATTGGCATCTTTTTCACTCATAACGGTTACAGCACCTAAAATACGTTCTTTAATGTTTGACATAATAATCACGCTCCTTTATTTATAAACATCTCCACGATTACCTATTTTTTCGATATATAATATATTACCCTGTCTATCAAATATAACTCTAAAATCACCGACACGAAGTCTATATTTTGAATCTGTACCTTGAAATTTTTTTACATCTCCGTTAGGAAGAGAGTTTATAGCCGTAACAATTCTTTCTTTTGTCGAACGGCTTTGTTTTTGCAAAAACTTAATTGCTTGCTTAGAATAATTTATCTCCACATTCATCACTTCCTTAAATCAACTTACATTTCTCTAATCAGCAATTTTGGAACACCCATTACTCGGCAATGCTCTAAATCTTCGCCCTCAATCAAAATAGGTGGAACATTTGGATTTATAGGAACTAATCGTAGCCAATCTTCACCTTTAACAAATTCGACTTTTTTTAATGTTGATATTTCGTCATCATATATCACTGCTCCAACGTCACCACTATAATTAACAGTGCTTTGACGTAAGATTAATACTTTATCGCCGTCTTGATATTGTGGATACATACTGTCGCCTTTAACGCAAAGTACAAAGAAATCTTGCGGGCTATATCCTTTTAAATATGAATTAGGAACATCAACTTTATCTCCATCCCACGATTCAATGGCAATGTGATTATATCCTGCCGCTATGTCACCTATAACGGGGAATGTTGTATAGTCCTCTGTTATATTCGGACTTGGAAATTTATCATCTATATATGTTTCAGTTTCCGATTCATCCCAACCCATTAAGTATTGAGCAGAAACATTTGTTGCTTTAGCAATAGCCTCTATACTATCAATAGGAATTTTTTTTGTTTCACCTGTTGCATATCGTTGTAATGCAGATTTTGAAATACCGGTTAATTTAGCAAGCTCGCCATAAGAGAGGTCTGCTTGTTTAAGAGCTTGTAAAATTCTATCTGAACACTCACTCATTATTATCACCTCGACATTATAATAACATATCTGTCCCTAAAATGCAATACATAAAAACAAAATATTTTAATTTTGTCCCTAAAAAGGGTTGACAACGATAAACAAGTGTGTTATTATATACTTGTCCCTAAAGAGGGACAGAAAGGAGAATAGTAATGGTTGATAAAAATCGACTAATGGGTCATATCATAAGTAAAGGTTATTCTCAACGCACACTATCTGAAAAAATAGGAGTATCAAAGAATACCTTAAATAGCAAGATTAATGGGCATTCATCATTTGATGTTGACCTTATCGAAAAAATATGTGATACATTGAGTATTACGGACATAAATGAAAAAGCAAAAATTTTTTTGAAACAAGCGTCCCTGAATAGGGATGAAAATCAGCGTAAATGAAAGGAAGTGAGGGGTAATGAAGTGTGAACATTGTGGAACAAGTTACGAGGAAGGGGACAATTTCTGTTCAATGTGTGGAAGTGAATTAAGTAATGCGTGTCCGCATTGTGGAACAAGGAATAAGAAAGAGGCAAAATATTGCAGATACTGTGGTTATTCTTTATTGAAAAAGTCAGAAAGATTATGAATTTCGTTAGATATATCATTAAGATTTCTTGATATGCGGTCTAACTTAGCGGTATAGGCATTATATGGCTCATCGGTGAATTTAGGCTTTAATTGTTCATCAAGTTGTTTTTGCATAATTTTGGTTTGTCTTTTGTTATCAATAAAAGTAAGAAACGAAATACATACTGCAATAAAACTTATAACGACAGCAATAATAGAAAATAGTTCTGCTAAACTCATTATAATCATCTCCTTTGGATGTATTATAACATTAATTTACAAAAATTGCAACAGATGAACAAAAGTAATATTAGAAAGTAGGTGAGGGAAGTGGAAGAATTATCATAAAAAAACAAGCACACAGCAAAGACCATGTGCTTGAAGAAAAATAAATATAGAGTTTCACCGAATTTACGGAGTGCAAACTATACGTTACCGTATAGCAGGGCGAATGATTCACCGCCTTTGAATTATTAAGTGTTTTAGTTACGTTGATTAAAGAGTTGCATGAAGAAGTTGTGCAACCCAATATTCTTGCCTTATCAGCTTTTTGCTTGTCGTAATCAAAGCCTAAGCTTATTCTATAATCATCAGCAAGCTTGCTTGCATTATGCTCTTTGGCGATTTTAGCGAGGCCTGCTGTTGCTGAAACAATATTCATGGAATTTTTCATAGCAGTCCAAGTTGTTACTCCGAAAAAAATCGTGGTTATGTCATTTCTGCATAACTCTCATAGTCGCCTATGAGTTCAGACTGTGCCTTCAACCTGTGGGAAAGGTTGCTCCGTGTCCAGTCGTTACACCTCCCCGTAGTGGGTTTGGCTCGGCGTTGTCTATATTTATTACATTTTAGCACAATATGGTTAATTTTGCAACAGACGAACAAAAAACGGCGTAAATGAAAGGAAGCGAAAAGCAATGGGTGAAGAAAAAGTTACTATAAAAATAGGAGTAGACACAACAGAGTTAAATCAAAAACTTGATGAAAGCATAAAAAAAGCAACGGAGTTAATGGAATTGCTACAACAATTAGGAATAACTCCGTTACTAAAAATTAATACACCATATAATAATGCAAATAGGGTAAGAGGAGCGAAAATTACTCGCCGCAATTAGAAAGTTTTTCACTAATATCTTGTAACCATTTTGTATTACCGTTTATGCGAGAAATGGCGCATTCAGCTAATTCATCATCGTACCAAGCACATCGTGAAGAACAGGGTGCTTTATCGGTAGCAGTTGACATTAGTGGACAGATTTCGTAATTTGTAAAACTCATTATAATCACCTCGCTTTCTACGGTGATTATAACACAAATAACTGGGAAATACAATCAGCGTAAATGAAAGGAAGTGGTGATATGGAGGATATAAAAATATCAGTGGATTATAACACACACGGTTATACGAAAGTTGTTTCAAACAATAAGGCTGATATATTAAAAGTATTGTCGGAGGAAATAGACGATAATGTAAAGCAAATTTACATAAAAAAAGAACCGGCACAAAAAGTGTCGGTAGAAAATTGTTAAAGATTTTCTTTTAACCAGTTTGACTTACATAATACATTAGACCAAGCAGCACCACCGGTAAGTGCTGCAACAAACAAGCGGTCATTACTATCAATAACTGATTTTAGATTATCACGAATATCAGAACAAGAATCAGTTGTCGATATAATCCATGTAGATTCACATATATGTGCCCACGTTCCATACGACTTTATCTTCTCATAAAGGTCGTCGTAGTTTCTACCGGGTGAGCATAAATCATATGTAATAATTTTAGAGTTTGCCACTATAATTACCTCCTTTCGAGATGATTATAGCATAAATAACTGGAAAATACAATCGGCGTAGGTAATATAAGAAAGGAAGATTTGAAAATGGCATTAGAGAAACCTGCGTATCGTGACAATCTCGAACGCATAAAAGCGCATTATCCCGATAAAGAAATGTTAAAAGTTAAAGATGTTCAAAGGTTCTGCGGATTAAACAGAGCAACAGTAGAAAAACTTTTTGATTTTAAAGATGGATACATCTCGGTTGCAAAATTGGCACGAGAGATGTCATAACAATTAAATCTCACAGGCAGACAAGGGCTGTCCGCGTGTTATCCGTAAAATAGTCAGACTTTCCCTAAGAGTTTTAATCCTTTTGCGGACGGCTCCTGTGTGCCTGTGAGGAAGTAAAGAGAGATAAAACAAATGAATACAATAGGAATTGCACTGATTAGTTTCGGTATCGGACTAATCATAAGTTGGAAATTGGCAGAAAGGGACAGGAAGAATGCTAAAAAGAAAACCAAAAACAGAGAATGAGAAAACGGAAGAATATTTCCACAGAGAAGTATTTCCGATGATTAACGCATTCGCCAAGGAGTGCAGAGGACACGCAAAACAAAAAATAACGGTGAAAGGAATATTTTCAAATGAACAAATATGTAGTAATGACGGGCAGAGATGATGTAGTGGTTTTAAACGCCGATGACAGCAAGTCGGTTAAGGCATACATAGCAAAAGGATACGGGATAACAAATCGTATCAAGTCAAAGCACCCGCTTGAAATGAGTGTCGCAAAGATTATCGGAGGAGAGAAACAATGACAGCAAAGCAAATAACAGAATTGCACGATTTGTGTTTGCAGATTAATTTATTTGCAGAAAGACATAAGCAAGCACCTATTGCTATGTATCATATGATAGGTGATGAAAATCCATTTACAACTATGATATGTATAGAAATATATCAAACGGAACCGTTCAATATAATCAAAACATTTACATTTTCAACGGATACTATTTCGACTGAAGATGTAAAAGGAAGATATTACAGATTAGTTAAGAAGTATTTGAAAGATTTAGTCAAAAAGAATGTGGAGGTGAAAGAGAATGAATGACGAAGTAGAGAACTACAATAATGAAGAATTTATCGCGATATTAACCGCACTTGGCAGTAACACAAAAATATTGATTAATGGTAGTGCCGATTTTGAAATACGCCATTCGTGGAATAATGGTGAGCCGTATATCAATATTGTTACAAAAGAAAAAGACCGTTAGAGCTGGCACTCAAAACGGTCAAAGTCAAACACAGATTTAATTATCTGTATTTGTATTATAACGCAAGATAAAATAAAAATCAAGAAAAGAATTTAAAGAGGTTAAAAATATGGCTAACAGTGAAATCAGAAGAAAAGCAAAAGAAAACGGGGTGCATTTATGGCGAATAGCTGACGCGCTCGGAATTACTGACGGTAATTTCTCAAGAAAATTAAGAAAAGAATTAGCGGAGGCGGAAAAGGAGCAGATATTCAAAATAATTGATGATTTAAAAAAACAGCCCATAAGAAAAAATAATTTAATAACTGGTGGCGGGGATAGTTGCGGTGAAGATGTTGTCGCATGCACCTGCGACGAATGCGGTGAACCTATATGTGTAGGCGAAAAATACTACGAAATCGTAGATATAATTATCTGCGAAAACTGTATAGAAAAATTTGCGAAGATAGGAGAGTTAAACAGATGAACATATATGAAATAGACAATGCAATGTTTTCTTTAATTGACGAAGAAACGGGCGAAATAAAGGACTTTGAAGCATTTGAAGAACTACAAATGCAAAAGGAAGAAAAAATCGAAAATGCGGCACTATGGCACAAGAATTTAATAGCTGAAAGCAAAGCTATCCGAGAAGAAGAAAAAGCGCTTGCGGAGCGCCGTAAGTCGTTGGAAAACAAAGCTGAAAGTTTGAAGAATTTCGTAAATAGAACATTGAACGGTAACAAGTTCAGTACATCAAAAGTTGCTATAAGTTACAGAAAATCAACGGCGGTAGAAGTTGATGATGAATTTATTGATTATGCAATGAAGAACAACAACGACCTGTTGACATATAAGCAACCTGAGCCGAACAAAACGGCTATCAAAGAAATGTTGCAAGGTGGTTTTGATATTCCACACGCAACATTAATTGAACGGAATAATATGAGTATAAAATAAGGAGTGATACATGTGGGAATACCGGTTTTAATTATGGGTGAAAGCGGTAGCGGAAAAAGCGCAAGCCTAAGAAATTTTGACGCAGATGATTTGGTAATATTTAATGTGGCAAGTAAGCCGCTTCCGTTCCGCAAGAAGTTAAATTTAATCAAAAAGGCTACATACAACGTTATTGCCAAAGAATTAAGTAAAAAGCAGTATAAGCGATACGTTATAGACGACAGTCAATATCTGTTGGCGTTCGATTCGTTTAATCGTGCAAAAGAAACAGGCTATGCGAAGTTTACCGATATGGCGGTACGTTTCCAGAAGATGATTACATTTATTATTGAGGGATTGCCCGATGATACAATCGTATATTTTTTGCACCATTGCGAGCAGACCGAAAACGGTAAAATTAAAGCGAAAACAATCGGTAAAATGTTGGACAATCAGTTGACCGTTGAGGGACTGTTTTCAATCGTTTTGCTATGTCAAGCTGACGGTCAAAGTCATAGTTTCATAACGCAATCAGACGGACATACAACGTGCAAGTCGCCTATGGATATGTTTGATTTAGAGATTGATAACGATTTGAAAGCAGTTGACGAAAGAATAAGAGAATATTACGGACTGAATGAGGAGGATAAGAATAATGAATAAAATACAAGGATATGATGAGGCACAATCGTACACAGGTGAGAGCAGAACATTGCCGGCAGGTAAATATATCTGCGAAATTAAAGGTGCAAAAGAGGTTGAAACCAAAAACGGTAAGAAACAGTTGGTATTGCAACTGGATATTGCAGAGGGCGAATATAAAGACCATTACAGTAATCTATATGCGGCGAATGCTGAAAGAAACGGAACGAACGCAAAATGGAACAACGGAGGACTTTTTAGACAAGGATACGAGGGTAAACAATTACCGTTTTTTAAAGGTATGATTACTTGTATTGAAGAAAGTAATGAGGGTTATGAATGGAATTGGGACGAAAAAACGCTTAAGGGTAAGAAAATAGGTGTATTGTTTGGACGTGAACAATACCTGATGAACGGTCAAAAAAAATGGGCGACTAAGGCAAGAGCGGTAAGAAGTATCAAAGGATTGGAAATGTCCGAAATTCCACAGGATAAACTACTTGATGGAAGTACATCGGGATTTGATACAAGCGGATTTGATGATGAGGACGAATCGGAAGAAGATTTGCCGTTTTAATATAGGTTAAGGAATGGGTGCTATGGAGAATGAAAACAGAATAACGATACCCGATTTCAGTAAGGACGATTTTTTAATATCATCAAAACCGTTTCAATGGATAATAGACCAAGCTGACGGCAACGAGTTCATCAAAGGTCAGCTTGTGGCGCAAATGGCGGACAAAGCGAAAGAACTTGATGTATCAAACTTTCGGACGCAATTCAAAAACTACGTCAGAGCGCAAAAGGGTCAAAGCATTGTTTACGGCAACGTAATGGAGTTCAGTGGCACTGCAATAATGTGGGATACAGGCGAATGGATAGCAACTGATGACGGAGTGTATAGGTTTAAAGGACAGTTCAGCGAAAAAGTGACGGCGTGTCCACACCCGATATTTATGATAACAAGATATTCAAATGTAGATACTGATGTTGAAAGTGTGCAACTTGTTTACGGCAGACCGGGACGAAATTACAAAACTAAAATCGTCCCACGTTCTGACCTTGCAAGTGCGAATAAAATCGTAAAATTAGCTGAATACGGTGTCGGTGTAACATCGGAAAACGCAAAGGCACTTGTACAGTTTTTAAGTGATTTTGAAAGTATAAATTACGACAAAATAATCGAAAAGAAATCGTGCGATCATATGGGTTGGGTAGGCAGAGGATTTAAAGAATTTGCACCGTATATATCAGATTTGGAGTTTGAGGGACAGGACAGTTTCAGACAGTTATTTAATTCGGTAAGAGAGGTCGGCAGTTATGAAAAATGGCTTAAAACAATCAGAGATTACCGCAAAAACGGTAATATAGTTGTTCGCATGGTTATGGCGGCGAGTTTTGCGAGTGTACTGTTAAAACCGCTTGGAGCATTGCCGTTCTTCGTTCACCTATGGGGCGATACAGAAACGGGTAAATCGGTTGCGCTACTTGCGGCAGTGTCTGTATGGGCTGAGCCGGTTATCGGTAAATATGCCTATACATTCAATTCTACTGATGTAGGTAATGAATTATATGCGGCGTGTTTAAATTCACTGCCGTTATGTATGGACGAATTGCAGATACTGAATAAACGTTCGGATTTTGATGATATAATATATCGTCTGTGCGAGGGTACGGGACGTTTACGCGGTAAAAAAGACGGTGGTATACAAAATATTAAGACGTGGCGAAATTGTATTATAACCACAGGCGAACGCCCGATAACGTCAATGTCATCGGGTGGCGGTGCAGTCAATCGTGTTATTGAAATCGAATGTAACGGCGGTAAGTTCTTCAAAAATCCACGAGAATTTTGCAGAACAATACAATCAAATTACGGTCACGCCGGTAAAGAATTTGTTGATAATTTAACCGGAAATATCGCCGAAGCACGAGCATTGCACGAAAAATACATTAAACTGTTGGAAGATAATACAGAGGCAACGGACAAACAAATTGCGTCAGCGGCGGCATTATTAACCGCTGATGAACTGTCTGAACGTTGGATATTTAATGACGGTGTACGAATCAGTATAGATGATATTAAACCATATTTGCAGACCAAGGATATGTTGAACGTCAACAGACGTGCGTATGATTATCTGCGTGAAGAAATTATCGCAAATCATAGCAATTTCACATCAAACGGCAATGAGTGTTGGGGAATAGAACAGGACGGCAATATATACATATTGAAAAATCGGTTTAATTCGATAATTACTGACGGTGGATTTAATCCACAGTCAACACTTTCATGGATGATTCGTAACCATAAAATTGCACGTCACGAAAATGGCAGACGCGATATATCCAAGCGAATTAACGGAGCAAAAGCACATTGTATCTGTATCTATGTAGACGATATAGACGACTATGAGGACATTGAAAATGATGAAGATTTACCATTTTAATATAAAAAAGTGTCCCCAAGTCCCCAACGTCCTCAACAAAACTATAATGTATATATAGTAATATTTATTTGATTAATTATTAAAAATCAAAAAAATATTGTCCTATATAGAGTAATAAAAAATGTGTGGACATTGGGGACATATACCGATAAATCGCATAGGTATCGTATTCGGTAGCCCCCAATTTTAAAAATACTGTTTGGGGGCGTGGGGACGCATATATAAGGAGTTAAACAATGAAATTATTTGATTATCAAGAAAAAGCACTTGCATTGACAAGTGATAAAGATAATTCGGCATTTTACTATGATATGGGATTAGGTAAGACGTTTATAGGCAGTGAACGATTACGATTATACGGTGAACGCGTGAATATAATTGTGTGTCAGAAGTCTAAAATCAAAGACTGGTGCGAGCATTTCAAAGAGCATTATACAGATTATGCAGTATTTGATTTGACTGATAAAAAGGATATGCAGACATTTATGATATATCCGATATACAAATGTATCGGTATCATAAATTATGAATTGGCTTACAGACGTGAAGAACTAAGGCAACTAAAGGATTTCACTATGATGTTAGATGAAAGTTCAATGATAAAAAATGAAACTGCAAAACGTACGAAGTTCATATTATCGTTGAAACCGTCACACACAATATTGTTATCCGGTACACCGACAGACGGCAAGTATGAGTTCCTGTATTCGCAGTTACGATTGTTAGGTTGGAAGATTACAAAAACAGCATATTATAACCGATACATAAAAACGGAATTGCGAAGTTACGGCGGTCCAATGTTCAGAGTAGTTACAGGATACAAGAATGTAAGCGAATTAAAGGCAAAACTAAAGGAATACGGAGCGGTATTTGCTAAGGCAGAAGAAGTTATTAAGTTACCTGAAAAGAAGTTTATCAAGGAATATTCGACTGTTTCATCAGACTATAAAAAGTTTATGAAAGACCGAGTAATCAAGATAGACGATAAGGAATTGACAGGCGACAGTACATTGTCAAAAAGACTGTATGCAAGAATGTTATGCAGTGCATATAGCAAAGACAAAATATCGCGATTAATTGATTTAGTTAATTCTACATCTGACAGGGTTATTATATTCTACAATTTCAATACCGAACTTGAAGCATTAAGAAAAGTGCTGTTTGATAGACCGATAAGCATAGTAAACGGACAAGTTAAGGACCTAAAGGCATACGAAAATAACGATAATTCAGTTACATTGATACAATATCAAGCCGGAGCTATGGGATTAAATTTGCAAAAGGCGAACAGAATTATATATTTTTCTCTGCCGGAACGTTCGGAACTGTTTGAGCAATCAAAAGCGAGGATATGCCGTATCGGTCAAGAAAAACAATGCTATTATCACATAATGATGTGTCATAAGAGCGTGGAAGAAAAGATATATGAGTGTCTGTTAATGCGAAAAGATTATACAGACGAATTATTCAGAAAGGAATTTGGCTGATGGCAGAGGAAAAGAATTTTGAAAATCGAGTTAAGCAATGGCTTAGAAGTAAAGGCTGTTATGTGGTTAAATATTATGGTTGCGGAGGTACAAGAGCGGGCGTTCCTGATTTGATTGTATGTGCAAATGGTAGATTTATCGGTGTTGAAATTAAAGCTGAACACGGTAAGTTGGCACCGTTGCAACGCAGTCATTTAGATAAAATATTAACTTCCGGCGGGGCGGTCACAGTCCTTAGACCGTCTGAATTTGACGGATTTAAAAAGTTCATTGAGGAAGTGCTGAATAATGATTGATAAAGCTACAAGAAATAGGTTGAAAGCTAAAGCAAACGAATTGTCGGATATATGTATTGCAGATGGTAGAAAATTTGCAGAGTGCTACGATGATATGTATAACAGCGGTGAATTTAATTGCGGTGAGTGTTTCATCATAGCACGATTGGCTGATTTGTACACTGCAATAAAACAGGGTATTATTGATAAAAATGACGGTGCTAAACAGCAAAGTGAGATATTTAAGGTGATTGAATTGGAGGAAAACGATGATAATTAAACAAGACAGAGAAAATTTTCATATGTTGAATTTTTTGGACAAGTTTATGATGGGACATAAAGGATACATAGCAGGCGGCTGTTTTAAAAACATTTTCAACGGTGAAAAGATAAAGGACATAGATATATTTTTTGATGACGAGGAAGAATTTTATTGCGCCGTGGAATACTTCGACAGTCAGACAGAAGGATATACAGGCGATAACGCATTGACAGTGCAATATAATTTTTACTACGAAAACGACAATGTCAAGGCATATAAGCATATAGACAGTGGGTTGGTATTGGAGTTATGTCGTAAAAATTTCAATGACGCAAAGTCGATGTTAGAAAATTTTGATTTTACTATATCAAAGTTTGCATATTTCAAAGAAGAAGTAACGGAGGACGACGGAAAACATATTGAATATAAAGTAATGTACGACGATAAGTTTTTTGAACACCTACATACAAAACGATTGGTAGTCGATGACAAAATACTGTTTCCAATGTCAACATTTGAGCGAATGATACGATATATCAAATATGGATATATGCCGTGCAGAGAAACAAAATTGAAGATAGCAACAGCAATACACGAAACAAATATTGAGGATATTTCGGTCAGCAAAAGTTTGTATGAGGGTATGGATTAATTTATTTTTAGGAGGAATAAGACAATGACAGTCGCAGATTTTTATGAAAAGTTCAAAGAATTAATGGAACAAGGATATGGTGAATATACGGTGTCAACTGACGCGGGACTTGCTCCGTTAGTGGCTGAAAAGACAGAGATATGGGAAGATAGCAAAAAAGTGATTTTGTGATAAAGAAAGTGAGGAACAAAAAAATGCAAGTAACGATTAATGCAAATGGTAAAACCGTTCAAGCTGAAATATCGGAAGGACAGCTGAAAGAGTTGGGACTGGTTGAGCAGTTAAAAAAGTTGGGATTGCTTGAGGATAAACCTAGAACTGGGTATGAGGGAAGAGAAGAATGTAACAATAAGAAGCATTATTTTGTCAATACTATAGATTTAGTAATAGAAGATGAGAATACCGTCCTATTTGACCAAAATCGTTATGATGTAGGCAATTATTACAGCGATAAAACCATTGCTGAGAACAATGCAAGAGCAGACAGATTACTCCGTCAACTAAGACAATGGCAGGCACAAAACGACGAGCCTATTTCAGTAGAAGATTGGAACAATGAAAGTAAAAAGAAGTGGTTTATTATATATAGTTCTGAAGAAATGTACGCAGAGTATTATTATATTATGCGATTACCTAATACAATATATTTCACCACCAAAGAAAAAGCCGAAGAAGCTATCGAAGTATTCAAAGATGAACTGATATGGTATTTTACTGAGTATGTTCAGAGATTAGACGAGGTACAAAATGGTTAAAGAACAATTATGTTGGGCGTGTCAGAAAGCTTGCGGCGATTGTTCGTGGAGCAGTTGCTTTCAGCCTGTGGAGGGTTGGACTGCTGAAAAGGTACAACGCAAGACGTATGATTCGTATAGGATTGAAAAGTGTCCGGAGTATGTACCGGACAAGAAAGGTTGAGTAGAGCGTGAAAGATAAAATAGCGAAGAAACGCAAGAAAATGCGGCAGAGATTGAAACAGGTAGAACGATGCAAGGAAGAATCAGCATTGGTTGAAAATTTCAAAAAAGTAGCTGAAAAGCATGGTGTCAAGAAATTTAATACTAAAAAGGCACTGCAAGCCTATAAAGTTGTCGAAGTTGAGGCAACCAAAGAGGCGATTGTTAATTCTGTTGTGTTCGTTGTGTGGTATTTACATACAAAGTACGGTTGGAATCAAAAACGATTGGTGCGGTACATAACATATGCGCATAATTATTTACAACACATCGGCAACGAAACACGAACAGTAATACAACTTACTGATGAAATTAAGTCTGAATGTGATTTTGATTATCAGTCATTAATGGCAGATTTTAAACCGTTGACCTTGAAAACAGATACCGTTGACGAAGATGGTATGAAGATGATTATATACAAAATGCAGACGATACTTCCTGTGGCGCTATATCCGTTATATATGCAATTCGGTTGGCGTAAAAAACGTATGGCGGACATCGGACAAACTGCAAAATTTGTATTAATGGATATGATGAACGGCAGAATAAAAATAATTAAAGATACAATCCGCAATGATTGTAAAATGGTATTTTATTCAAACGGACGTATTGAATATTTAGACAGGGGGAATTAATTTGACAAAGGAAGATCTAAAACAGTATCGCAGTATTGTAGCGGAATTAAACGAGGTAAATGACAGAATAAACAGTAATACAGTACACGGTACTGTCACAGGCTCTGACAGCGAATTTCCGTACGTCAAACACTGTATTTCTGTGTCGGGTGTTGAGCCAACGCATATATCTGATATTGTATTACGTCAACGCTTGGAGCGGCAGAAAAATAAAATTGAATTGTTTGTTGCCGGTATATTGGACAGTGAAACACGCCGCATATTCCGATACAGATACATAGACGGCACTGTAATGCCGACGTGGCAGTGGATTGCATTTAAGATAGGGCATTACGATGAGAGTTATCCACGAAGAAAACATAATAAATTTTTAAAAATGCCGAATTTGCCGAAAAAAGTGTGATACAATTTATAATGCGAAAAGAATGAGCAAACAAAAAATAATGCAAAACATATATACAGTGCAATATTTTGTGTTCTATATCTTACCGCTCGTTATTTTCGTAAAAAGGTAGTGTATCATCGTGAGATGATGGGTGAATATCTCGTGTGATTGGTGGGAGTGGAGATATTAATTTTTTGGAAATTTATTTTTTGTAAAAAAGGAATTTTGTGTGATATTGTCGAATTATATACACAAATACAATTTTACGGAGGATAAAATTATGGGAATATTATTTTGGGATCACGTACGAAAACATAAATCGGACGACAATAAATATCTCGAGTATCGTAAAAACACAAAAATATTTTATACTGATGAATCTTTAGAATATCTAAAAAAGGAAAGATTGCGTATAGAAACAAGATTAGAAGACAGAAAACAAGACAATGCATACAGTGCAATAGCCGCTATTTTGGCATTTATAACATTAGCAGTGACACTTGTATCAATAGTTACCAAAATTTTTTATTTTTTTGTTGCTATAATAGCGATGTTTATATTATTAGCATTCGGAATATATAGAAAAGATGAGTGTACTCAATGCCGAATTGCATTGCAAGTCTTAGATGAACT